AAACAGGTCTTTCTCAGGGATCGCCTCCATCTTAGCTACAGCCAAGACCTTGTTCTCCTCCTGCGCTGCGGCGGCTCTGGCATTGAGTCCTTGAGCCAATCCCCCGAACCCTTCAGCCAAGCGCGCCAGTTCTTTAGCTGCGTTGTCGCCCAGAAGTCCAGAGGAAGAATCCTTCTGGATGTTGGCTTGCTTGAGCGCAGCAATAGGCGAAGCCACAACCTTGATTTCTGCTGCGGGTGCCCTGAGGTCTACTTGTTTTCTTGCCATCGTAAACCCTACCCAGGGCCCCCGTATTTCGCGTCGATTTCAAAGTAAGACCCCAGGATCCCAACCGCTGCGCCGAGCGCCGAGGGGCCACTAGCCCCCTCGACAGCCTTTACAGCGTTTTGTTGGTGGATTGGGATGTTGTCAATCATCCGTTGAATCTGGTCTTCTTCGGCGTAAAGGTTTTGGGCGTCAGCCGCAAGCTTGTCTGACATACGAGCTTTGAACTCGTCCGACAGATCACTGCCCGAAGCGCCGGCGGCACTGGCTGCTGCTGTGGCTGAAGCCACGCCCTTGCGAGTCATGCGCTTTAGCTCATCAAGCCGCACGGCCGCAGCTTTCCTTACCTGCAATGCACGCGAGGTTGTTGCGTCCAGATCCGCAGCAGCCTGGCTTGCGGCATTAGCCTCCTCGGCTTTCCTGACCGCAATCAGGTACTCATTGTGATCCTTGGCAGCACGGGCCTCGCTGGCAAACGAGAGAACCGCAGAGGCCGCTGAGAAGGCAAATAGGGGAAGAACCATTATTCAATCGTTAGGTATCGTAACTCGCGCCCCTCTTTGCGCTCTAGCAGTTCAAAGCCGGCCGCTTTAGCAAACGCATCCATGACGCGGTCGCCATTCTTTATGGATACTATAACATAGCTCCCATAACACACTGTGCGGAGCAGCGCGTGGGAATTATTTATAATCCACTTTATAGGGAGTCGCCCGTCCGGCTCAGCCCAAAAGATGCAGCCTTCCCGGAAGGGCGTCGAGCCATACGTCGCGCGCACCCCCCCTTGAAACAAGACCTGCCAGCGGGAGCTACTTAGCCTCTTTAGCCGGGGCGCTTGGCTCGATGTCTGCAAGTTCTGCCTTGACCGGCTTGGCTTTTGCTGGTTTTTTCCCTCCAGCGAGGACTCGGTCGAGCTTTTCGTGGATTGCCGCAAAGCCTTCGGTAAAGATTTCATTCGTAGCCTGTTGATCGTTTCGTCTGCGGCAAGACATGCACATGACGCCCGACATGAGGTTGGCCTTGACGTATTGGTTGCAGTAAGGGCAGTGGGTATGCCCTGGGGCTCCCGATTTCTTTTCGGCGATGGGGGTTAGAACGATTTTCATAGGATTCGGCGACCCTGTCGCCATCTAAGGGTAAGCCGCAGGCTGATAAGCCTGAACGGCAGGTGGGAGTCGGAAGAGAACATGATAGCATACCCCTCAGCATCGGCTAGGACGTCAAAGACCTGCTGTCCCGAAACAAGGGGCGCAGTGCCCGACGCGGGGCCACCGATTGTCTGCGGTGAAACAAAGTCGACGTAGGATGACCCGTTATCCTCTGTTGTGACGGCCAAGAAGCCCGTATCTTCGACTTCGACTACGGCTCCGGCGACTGCAAGCCCTCGGGCGTGGACGTTTTTAGATCCGCCAGACTGGCTTTGAGTTCTAACAAAAGCGCGCGAAGGTTCGTACTCTGAGAGGAACCTCTCTCCGCAGATTAGTTCTTGACCAGTGTAGTCCCCCAGGATCTTGAAGGAGCCGGACTCGATGTCTGAGACGTCAGGCACCTCCCCTCCAGGGGTAAACGCGGCCATGGTTCCGGCGGTTGCGTAGGGTACGTCCACGACTGTGCGGATCCCGTCCATCACTGTGGGCGTGACTGTGAATCGCCTGTCGAGTGCTACCGCGTATTCCCTGCCGGCGTCTGTGGCGAACGGCTCCATGTCAGCGACCTCTAGCGAATAGACTAGACCACGCTTGACTAGGAGGTAGAGATCGGTCCCGATGAAGTCCGCAAGGACTACTTCGCCAGAAGACGTTTGCCTCGACCACGAGTTCAAAGCTCTCTTCCCGCCGATAACGATCAGGTTCAAGACGTAGTAGACATTGGGTTCCCCGATAGAAGTAACGACGAGCGTGTTTAGCGAATCGGACGCGGAAATAGCCCGAACCTGCCCAGTGATAAATGCGGGAAGGTCGTCCATGACCCCCTGGTCCAGAAGCTCTGGCCTCTGCGCTTGGGAGTCTACAAACTCCCTGATGACCGAAAATCCTCCGCGCTTATCGGCGACAAAGACTGAGCGTCCCATTGATATGGGGCGGACGTTTGGGTCGGTGCTGTACTCACCCATTGCTTTTGCGGAGACGGTCGAAGGCGAGAGCACGTTGTCGCCTTGGGTGCGAAACTGGGTCTTTTCTCCGAGTGGGTACAGTTGACCGCCGATAACCGCCGCAGAGTGGAGGAGGACAACTCTGTCGTGCGGCATTGTAAGGTCAATGCGCGTGGTGTCGAGAAGTTCGCGCACGGTGAGACGCCAGAACTGGAACGCATCGTTCAGCGTGGACATGGCAACACTCTGACCAGAAACCACTACGAGGCGATTTCCGAAAAACAGGATGTCTCGAATCTCTTTACCCACGAAGCTGGGTATAGGGTTGGAGTTCTCTCCACCGACATCCCGAGACGCCCACTCAGGGATCTGATACTCGACGCCAAGGTGGTTGTAAGCGGTGCCATCGGCGGCGGCAAAGAGGAACTCCCCATTTTCCAAACGCACGAGGATGTGCGGCATCGTTGTAGGGTCGATTGTCGTAGTCACCCCAGGGGCCACAGTCTGGGTCCAGTCGCCCTCGCCAAATGCTCCTGGGACGTCAGAGATAAACGTGAGGTAATACTCGCCGCCTTCTAGGTCTTCGTCTCCGTCAATCTTGACGTTGATCCCGTCCGGCGCAACCGTTGGCAGTTCAGAGAACGCCGTAGCCTTGCCCTTGATTAGCGTCGAGCGAGTCGTAAAGGAGTCCTTGATGCTCGCGGTGAAATCGGCCCCATCTACGCGCTCGATGCGCGCGACGCCCGAGTATGTCTCAATAATCCATTCGGCGGGATCTAGCGCGGCTCCCGAGGGCGTCAATATTGCGTCCTGTGCGCCTGTGGAGGGATTCGTCGAGTTGCTGTACGAGGGGGTTCCAGTGAGACCGGCCGCCATCTTTCCCACGATATACGCGGGGGTGACAAACTCTTCGTTGCCGGCGATTACTGCCGAGTTGGTCCTGAAAGTCACCGTCCTCGAGTTTACGGTCAACTCGTATGTTGTCGAGTATCCGCCCTTGACCACTACGAAGAGGGCGCTTGGGGTCCATGCCGGCGTCAGCGTGGGCACCATCTCCACCTTCTTGGTTCGGTTCACCACCCATGTGATGTCGCCTAGGGTTCTTGTCCGAATGTCCCGAGTGGGGTCTTCACAGTCCAAGTATCCAAAATCCGCAGTGGTAGCTGGGTCTCCGTTTTTGTCGCGGACAGTCACTGGCGACGCCCCTGTCAGGATGTCAAAGACCCCAAGGGTCGAATCCCCAGACTCGGATTGGTCTCCGATAGCTACGACATATCGCTCGTCGCCCCGGTCTATAAGGTGAAACGTGGGAGACCCCGCAGCCAGAGAGGGAAGCCCGAAGAGATCGCCAACGTGCTCCGAGTGGGGGCGACGGCGGAGGCCCTCAACCGCGCTCGAAATGCAGTTGTTCTGGACTTGCCCTTTCTCCCCCGTCCGCAAGGACGCGGCAAGCTGTGTCACTCCACCCACGAGGGTCTGGTATACGACGTCTGAGCTTGTCAAGCCTAGAACCTCCTTTGTGATCGCCGACTGAGAGCCGGAGCAACAGCGCGGTCCTCAAACATTGAGTTGTCGAAAGAGTCGACCTCGCGCGCCATAAGAATGTCTAGCGTCTCGTTGGCCTGCATCATAAGGAGTTGCATCGACCCTGACCCTGGCTCGAGTGAGGTAAGGAGGTAGACCGCGGCCTTTGCCCCTACTGCGAGTCGCGCCACCTCAGGCATATTCGCAATCGTCTTGTCGTAGATGACGTCGCAATAGACTTCCGAGTCAAACTCAAAAGTCTTGTCTGTCGCGTTGTAGAGTTTGCCATCCTGCTGGACGACATCGCGCCCCCTTGCCCGGTGCATCGTCTCATCAATATCAATGATGTCCTCGCCGATGAGGATTTGCTTAGTTACGGCATCTGGCGAAAAGGGCTCGTCGTATCGCCGATTGAAGAACCACCCAATGGATAGTAGTTCGACCCTGGCACGCCTCAGCGAGTTGATAGCCATAGCCGTTGTCGCCGAGACGTTTGTCGACAGGGACGGGACGGGTCGCCGGCCGCACCGGGCCAGGGCGTCGTTCACGAGAGATAGTTCGGTACTTGCCATTTCCTTTGCCTGACTAGAAGAAAAGCTCCCCACCGCGCGCTAACACGGCGGGGAGCCCCAACAAAAGAGAAAGTCGCTTACACAGCAGCAACGTGCAATGCGATTGCAGCGTCGGTGCGGAGAGTGTTGTATCCAGCGGTGAACTGGACCGCAGGAGCGATCATACCGTACTCTTCACGGCGGTCAAGGACCGTGGAGGTAATGCCGCCGCGCTCGATTACGCCGGCCGCCCCCTCGTGGTACATGATTCCGTTGTAGGAGGCCGCGGTGAAGCCGTTGTAGCCCGTAGCTCCGCCCCAGGGGTTGTTGATGACGCTCGAAGTGTCATGTGCTGCTGAAGCTGCTGCGCGGGTAAAGGCGTTTGTGGACATGATCCGAACGCCTAGGTACTCACGGATGAGGCCGGAGTCGAGTCCGCCATTGCCCGAGGAGAAGTCCTTGCTGATGGCGTTCGGCTCGTCCAAGAGCCATGCCTGATACCAGTCGTCACGAAGGACGCAGGTATACTTACCGTTGGTGAATCCGCGTGCTCGAAGCTCCACGACGTTTGCCGAGATGGCTGCTTTTACAGCGGCAGCAGTCGGCGTCGTGCCCATCGTGTGGCTCGCACTAGGCGTGGTGACGCCAACACCCATCGGGTTTGTAGTCAGCACAGATGCGGCAAACAACGTCGACATCTCGCGGAAGTGACGTTCCTGAACGATAGCCTCAACGAGAGCCTGCGCAACGTGGCGCTGCTCGTCGGGATCAGACATGAAGGATTCCCAGCCATCGATGCGCTCCGAAGAGACGACCGGCCGATCTAGGTAGATCGTCTTCTCGGTTCGAGCGATCTCGGAGATGAACTGAGAAGAGTCAGCCGCGCTGACATCTCGGACCAATGACTTGCCTTTGTCCCAGTTGTGGACCTTAGCAGCGCCCCAGAACTGGAAGTCCAGGCCGTTGGAGCCAGGCTTTGCCTGCTTGCGTGTGAGAGTGCCAAGGAACGGAGTCTGCCCTTGGAGGTACTGGTGAACCATGCCGGACCAGGCGGTCCGCATGAGCGCAAAATCTCCACCGCCGTTGACGCTGTCTGCGCCTACGGGATGGACTGTTGGAGTAGCCATGATTAGTTACGGGTACTTTCGTACCAAAGAGTGAAATGAACAGGTCAGGTTTTTCTGGCCGCGTTCTGCATCGTGTTACTAATCTGGCTTGTCCTTTTACGGGGCCACTTTTCTGCGCGGTTGCAATGTCGGCTAGATGAAGGTTAGGACATTTTAGACGAGCTTACGCATGTCATCTTGGACTTTTTTCGTATAGATGGGATCCCTCAGGTATCTGGGGTCCATGACAGCCTCGCCTACGTCTGCATGAGATGCCACGACCCGGTCGTCACCGTTGTAGTGCGTCTGCCCGTGGACGAGGTTGGGAGGTGTGTGGGACTGGCACCGGGCTACAAGGTCGGCCGCAGCCTTCTTTGCGACATTGACATCCTGGGATTCCAGTAGAGCCTGCGTGGCGTCGATCTCGCTAGGCTCAAGGTTGTTCTGCGCCCACTGGGCTGCGACCTGAAACCTTTCCTCGCCCGATTGGGCGTTATCGCCGCAAGCGGAGTAGATCGCTGCTTCCCGGAGGTGGGCTACAGCAGCCAGGCCAGCCTGTGCCTGGATGTACTCT